TATTCTCCTTACTTAAACTAGCCTCACCAGCGCCCACTCCGTGCTTCATCTGGGTGTCTAATTCATTGTCAGAGAATATACGGTCAAACGGTACATAGTCTGGATATTTCTTCCTTAAGTAGTTAGCGGTATCTTGGCTGATAAGCCCGTAATCTACTGTCTGTTGTAGGACTTTGTCCGAATACTCTCTAACTTGCTTAAACTCTTTAGCAAATCGTTTACTTGTAGCTTTTACAAGGGCTTTATCTTTTGCAAGGTTTCGTCCCGTTTCTATTCCGTTAGCTTCTAACTCTAGAGCGTGTTTGGCGATTAGCGCTTGGTCAAATGTCTGTAGTTCTTTTTTATTCTTAAAGCTAGTGATTAATTTATCAAACTTATTGTCTCGGATAAATGCTTCTGATATACCGTCTGCACGTAAAGTTCGATCTATGGCGTTTCGCATTTCTAATTGTTCAGACTGGTTTTTAATCTTGTCTTCAATTGGGGCGAATCTGTCCACGAATTTCTCACGCATGTCTGCTTTGAAGTCTTGCCAACGCTCTTTAAGGGTAGGTTGTTCACCTTTACGGGCTAGTTTTTGCTCTTTGACTAGCTCGTTTACGTAGTTATCAACATCTGCGGACGAATCGCTCTTCTTATAAACTGGCAGTTGTTCGGTATTTCCGAACACCTCGTTTTTGAACTTCCCCGTCTCCATTTGGGCGTAGAATTGTTTAATGGCGTCTTGTTTACCAACAAGTCCCATAATAGCTTCAGTAATTCGGTCATATATTGCTAAGACTTTTTGAGGAATACCCAATCTAGTACCTAGACGTACTTTATCTTCACCATTTAGTCTTCCGTTGTAGTAATCGCTGAATCCGTCAGCTAGTTGTTCTTCGGCTAGTAGGTTCAGGTCATTTCCATATTGACTGCCATATTTGTTTATTAAATAGTCATCTCCATAAGACTCACGGATAGAGTTTAATAGGTCTTGTTTGTTTTCTACTCGGGTAAGTAATTTATGTCCTAATTCGTGGTTTAGAGTGTCTTCTGTAAGTTTATTTAGATTGATTTGGTCGGTCTTTGGATCGTAGTAACCTAATGCTTTTTTCTGTATTTCATTTTGCCACTCGTTGAATACAAGATTCTCATCGCCTGTTAGTTGAAGATGGCGTGCTAGGAGGTTGTTTTGGCTAGCTAGCTCCTGCATTTTGGCACCTAGCTTATACCGCATATCTGGATTGTCAGTTGGACTTAGGTTATCGGTGTATTTGATCTGCTCTGGCTTGGTCATGACCAGTGATACACCTCTATCGATGGTTTTTTCTCCGTATCCACCATCGCCACCTTCATCTAGGTATAGAGAATCATATTCGGGATGATTTTCGCTTAACCACTCTCTAAAATCCTCACCGTCTGTCCAATCTACCTCCCTCATCGATTTTATAGTATCTGCATCCAGACTATCCGGACTAAACATAAAAGAGTTACCGCCGTTTATATATTCATTGAAGTATATGTCTCTTGCTGTATTATCCTTTAGAGTAAATGGGTTCTTTGCGTTAACGTATACTTCGTACGTTTTTGGATCCTTGATTGTCTTGTATGCGCTAGGTGTTAGAGAGCTAGCAGATTCCGATTGATATCCGTCAGCGTATTCCTTGTTTTTAGTAAAATATGTGCCGGGCTGGAATTCAGTAATATGACCATTTGTTGACCCATGATACATTTTCATGAGGTTTCCGTTTTCGTCTCGTACTTTACTATCCTTAAAGAACGTTTCTTGTTCTGGACTTAATTTATATTTCAATCCGCTCTCATCTACCTCACCGATATGATCTCTGGCGTATATAGCCTGCTCTTGAGCTTTACGTAAGTTAATCATGGCTGGAGCATTTTCACTCATTCCTTGACCGCGTAAGTATTCTTCACGTTGACGTAGACGTGTTATATGTTCGTTATACGCTCTAACTTGTGCTTCATGCTCTGGATTGAGCTTGTATTTAACGTCTTCATTGACATTTTGGGCTTCTTGTGCTACACTATCTACATGAGAATCCCCTAGATGGTGTAACTCAGTTGACGGGTTCGTCCCTGCTGGCTCCATGGGGGATTTTCTTGTTGTAGCGTTATATAAGAGGTTTTTGTTGTTATTACTACCTATGTCAAAGGTAGTAACGTAATCCTTGCCTCTGTATCGCACAGGTACTTCATTGTATGAGAATCCATCATTAGCAAAACCATGCTCTTTAGTATCTATATTACTGTCTATTTGTTTTGACTTTTCTATTGCTTCCTGGATTTTAGGAGCAAGCCTCTGCTGAACATTAAACATCTCGCTAGGTGTTTTTTGAGACGTTGCAGTCATTTTTCTATTACCGTTGCGACTCAACTCCACGTCCATCCCATCGCTTGTTCGGTACGGATTGCCAGTTCGCGCCTTCTGTAGATCACCAAAAGCCGCTTGACTGAGACGTTTTCTCGTATCTCCAGTTATGCCGCCCACGACTTCAGCGGCGTTGTATTTCATTTGGGCTGGAGATAGTCGGTTAATCCCAACACCACTCTCTCCATAAGGATTAATCCTATTTCCAACCATTCCCTTAACACCATTTACGGCACGACCAGCACCGTGCATCATACCCCCTCCAAGCGCACCAAATGCCCCAGATTGGAAGTAAACATTTTTATCAGTGTTTATCTTACCGTCATCTGCTAGGTCTTGTGCAAATGTCTGCGTAACTTCTTCCGCACCCTCTTTAAGTGAGTCTTTGACTAGGTTTTTTGTGCCATTTAATACAGTACGTCCTATACCTTGTTTGACGGCTTGTTTTGTCCCTGCTTTACCTAGACCAGCAAGACTGCGTAGAAGTGTGCCTGAACCACCAAATCCTAGTCCACCGACTGAAATACCAGCGTCTAGCCCTTTACCGAATCTCTGAACGCCGTTTAATTGTTTTACTTTGCCGTTCTCATCCGCTTCTATACCTGTAACCGCGTTAGCTACTTTGTTTGGAGTCTCTGCTAGACCCTGAACCATACCGCCAGGTATTTTAGCCGCGAATCGTAAATAATCTCCTGGATCGCTCCATTGGAATCCTTTTTCTTTATCTGAAGAATCAATCCAATTGTTAAACTTATTAATGTTATCTGTGATAGGTTTTTCTACTGTTTTCTTGAAGGTTTGTTGCTGTTTTGCACCGAATAGACCATGCTCGCCAAATGGATTTAGATAATCGAAATACGTAGGATTTTTAGGCGTTATCATGGGCTTGTTAGCTAGGTTTTGGTTTTGAATTTGCTTGTTTTCTTTGTTTACCCAATCTTGTTGTCCTTGAGGGGTTAGTACTTTAGGGGCGTCATTTATAGTCTTCTGAGGGATTTCTGGCTTAATCTCAGGAATAACAGGCTTAGTGAATTGATTTGCCGTTGGTACTGTATTTACTTTAGGTACCGTATCGGTTTTAGGTATGGTGTCGGTTTGAGGTTTTTGCTGAAAAAGTCCTTGAGTAGGAGATGGACTGCCAAAACTAGGCGCCTTGTTTAAGTTATTTAAGACAGGATCCTGCTTAAAAGTAACTGCTGGCTTATTCTGAGGTTGTGCTTGAACTTGCTGTTCTTTACGGCGTTTTTCCTCATCACTAATCCAGCCCTTTCCTTGAAAAAAGTTGCCTACTCTTTGAAAAAAATCCATCTCCTAATACTCCCTACATTAACTCTTGCTTTTTCTTTTTCTCTTCATCGCTTAAGATTGGGCGCAAGTTTGGTGAAATCTCATCATTTACACCACCAATCTCTGAATTATCCTTGACAGTAACGTCCTTAGGGTCGTATGTCGCAAGGTCTGGTGCTTTCCAGTCCACTTTTTGGATAGGAATACTGCGATCACGTCCTAATTCGTCAACTTCTGTGCCCAAACGGTTGATTTGGTCGCGTGTACCTTGCTGGCTTGCAATAGCAGCTGCCATACTTGAGCCATTTGCCGTCTGTTTGCCCACGTTAGCGCTTCTAATGCGGTCTAGCAGTTCAGCACGGGATTGTGCTACTTTTTGCTTCACGCTGTTCACACGGTTGTCATACTCGCTCTGAATATCATTCTTGTTCTTGTCGTAAGCATTCTTCACTGCGAAGTAATTGATGTCCATGTCTCGGCGGTTCTTAGCGTATGCATCCTGAGCCTCGCCTTGCTGTTTTGAAGCGGCTTTAGCGATCTCGTAAGGTGCTACAGTCTTAGCAAATGAGCTATCTCCTGCTCCACCAGCCGCTAGAATACCCTTAGCTGAGCGAACCTTAGTTGCTGTGTCGCTTTCGATTTGGTCGCGGGTCTTTTTGATGTTGTCGATAGCGTCTTTGGTGTTCATGTTATAACGACCAGTTGACTCATTAAAGCTGTTTTCGTTTTCTTGCCATGCACGGTCTTTAGCTTTTCCAGCATTAGCAATGCCGACGGCTTCCTGTCCGCCTAGACGATTAATAGCTGAGTTTGCTTGGTTAATCTCGTCATCATATTTAGCGATAGCGTCTGCCTTGTTTCTAGCTTCTTGAGCAGCGAATGGGTTGAAACCACCACCGCCGCCAGGACCGACGACAGTCTCATCAGGGGTAGGGTCTGGATTGTTCCCTTGACTACCCCTCCAACTGCTATACGAATTAACCCACCACGGCAGGATATTTCGGTTGAGGGCTGACGCGGTATATCCGTTTGATGTTTGCTCGCGGGTTCCCAGTCCTAAGAATCCACCACGCTGACCCGTCAAAAAATTACCGTCCAGCTTACCGTCGTCTCCGACCTTGTTTAGTAGGGCTTGGGCTTCTGCTCGTTTAGCGGCTGACGGGTGATTGTTTGCATGGTACTGCAGGTACTGTCGGAGCGATTCATTTCCTTGCATAAAAAATCTCCTTATTTTTTATATAAGGAGAGAGACTTAATAGAAGATGTTATTTAGATTTGGCAGAAGTGCTGGACTGCTACTAGGGTTGTGTTGTTGGTGCTAACACCAAATCCCGTCTTTTTGTACTTAGGATCTTGTATAGCTTCTCTGTGGGGCTTAGAACTCATCCATCCGTTAAATGCTTGACTTTGGATGATATGCGCCAGTATAATAATTTTCACTACTATGAGAGCATTTAGCCCGTTGATATATTAGATAGCGCATTTCTTGTGTGTACATATCACCTAGCCCAGGTATGATATGCTGTCTATAGTCTTTGGTAATCATATCATTTGCCTTGAGCTGAGCTGACCTTTGCACGCTTTCATCAAACTCCAACGGCGCCACACCTACACGCTGGCGTTCAGCGTTAACTAGCTCTAATAACTCAGTAGGATCTGCTGGGGTTCTGGTTGCTCCTGAGTCATTCCAGCCACTGCTTGAGCGTCCAGACGGGTCTTTAGCCATACACCACCGCCAACGCCTGCTACAAGCGCTAAAATGATGGCAATGACTATAACCTTTTTCATACCCTCACACTAGCACAACAGAGGCTTTTTGTCAATACAGAACTCAGTATAACCACTGACTCACACCGCTGTGATGCGAACAAGTTCCCCTTCCAGTTGAATATGACCGCGTACCATCCCGACAGATTGCACCGCCTCTTTCCTGCTGAGATTCCATATATTCCATGTATTCATCGTTATAGTCTGGTTCTCCCTCGTCCATGGCTTCTTTGCAATTATCATTGTATATACAATCATATGCAGCTTTAGAAGTCGGTGTATATCTGACAACCTGATTGACTGGCTGTTTTACAATAGTCTCTTTGTTAGGGTGTCCAGATTTTGAGGCTTTACAGACTTGTTTTGAACCATTCTGACCTACAGTTTCTATATGACTTGTTTCATACTGAGATTTACCCTTATCTATGTTGACAGTGTCGTAATTTATAGTTTCTACTGTGCAGGGCTTGTAGTAAACTGGTGCGAAGTAGTCGTATATCTGCTGTCTAAATAAGAATCCAAACAGACCTAGCCAAAATGCTGCTACGAATAGATAACCGCCAGCGTCTACCCAATCTATACTCTTAAACCACTGTTTCATCTATCTTCTCCCACAAGATTAAATGATTTGCCATCATTATACTATAGAATGAGCAATAACACACTCTACTAAGTCTCTCTCCAAATTGTTAATCTTCGACCTCTCATTTATCGCGGAGAGGCAAAACGCGGAGAAGGGGCGAGTTTCCCCGCCCCAAATTGCTAGGCATTCTTCAGAACTTGAATAGCACCCTTTTTCTTGTTGAATACGAATGCTTCGTATACAACGCGACCAGCTACATAGTAACCGCTAGCTTCTGGACCAAATTCACCCTGCTTGTATTCAGACAGGTATTTTGGAGCTGCTGCTGCGTCTTCGTGAGTCAAAACGATAGTCGTCTTAGTTGGCATGTAGTCATCTGGAACTTCAATGATCATACAACCATCAATCTCACCGTAGTTACCATCGCGACGGCTCTTAGCAGTCATTTCGCTGGCTGGAGTGAAGTTGTCATCCTGCTTCAATAATGAGTATGCACTTGCGGCTACGAACGCAACACGACCCTTGTGAGGTACTCTAGCGTTTGTTTGAGCAGTAGTCATAGTCATAAATGTTTCATAAGCATTTGCCTTAGTAATGGTCAAAGTCTTAACTGCTGTAGTTTCAGCCGCTTTTGCTAATGCGTCAATGTTGTATTTATCCATTGTTGGGTAAATAGACTCTTCTAGAGTTGCACGCATAACTTCTTTGGTATCGAGTGAGCCATCACGTGAGAACTTAGCGTCAGCCTTATCGATTTGCTGTGAGAAGGCTTTGTCTTGAGAAGCTGTAATAACTTGTTCTTTATTGCCAGCTGCTGAGTACTTGTAGCCGAATGAACCAACACCCTGACCGCTAGCATTCTTGCTTGTAGAATAGTCATATAGAGAAGCCGCGTCTGTGCTGTACACCTTAAATGATTTAGTAGTACCACCAACAACCTCATACTTACCCTTAAAGGCAGGTGCTGTTAATGATTTAAGTGTATATCCTTTATCGAGGATTTTTGAATATGCTTGTGGCAAGTTAATAGCCATTTTATTTTTCTCCTATGGTTAGTTTTTTAGATTGAAGGATTTAATCGAAGAATCCATCTACAAATTGTTTTTCGCCTACTTCTTCTGATGTAGCCGCTCCGCCAGCATTCATTACTGCCGCGGATTGCTTTGCTCTAGATATCTTCTTACCGCCAGCTTTCAGACCTTCTTCGTAAATGCCGTGCAAGTCTGACATAAACTCATAGAGCTTTTTATCCGCCGAGATTGGCGCGCCCTCTTCGTTAAGTTGCAGATTTGCAGCACTTACGTACATGTCAGCTGCTTTTTTGGTGAAGTCTGCATTGTATTCAGGTGAAGTTTCATCGAATACAGGATAGTCTTTAAGCAGTTCTACTCTATCAAGCGACATATTGTACTGAAGGTCAGCAATATCTGCCGATATTTCGTTTAACTGCGACTGCTGTTGGTCAAGCTCCTGATTGTATAGAAGGGCTTGGATAGCAGCGTCTTGTGGGTCTAACCCTGCAGCTTCTAGTTGTTCTGGTGTTATTCGGTTTTCATTAATTGAGCTTTGTAGTTGCTTGATACCTTCGTATTCAGCTACTTCTCGCTTTAGTTCTTCCCGACGGGACACCAACCCTCGAATATCGTCATTCAGTTGAGCTTTACGCTCCTCTGCTTTTGAATATTCCGGCTTTTCTTCGGATCTCTCCTCTGTTTCTTGGGTTTCGTCTGTTTTGGACTCGCCCTCCGACTGTTCGCCTGAATCCTTATCACCCCAGAAGCCGTCTGTTAGTGATTTTTCATCAGTGTTGTCGGTTGAGTTTTGTGATGTTGACGACACATCTGCCGCACTCTGGCTTGTATTTACGTCTGTAGTGGTATTGTCCACGGTGTTTACTCCTTTATTTAGTTATTTACGACCTTTTACATCGGTGCGCAGATGAGAGCTCAGGAGGCGAACTCTTACCTGCGGAGATACTACTAAGGTCTTATCTCTACAGGTAACAACCCGCCTAGAATAACTTCTCTAGTCGATACGCTCCTTTCTCTCCAACCAAATAAACGCCTAATGGTAAAACTGCCGTTAAGCTTGGGTCATCCACGCAAATCAAAACCCTACCCTCCTGCCTGAATTCGTGGCTAGCAAGTAGTGATTCAGTCTCTAGTGGCTGTTCCAGCTTGTCTCTAACGTCCTCAGTCATTTTCTTGCACCTTGTCTGTCTGGGCTTTTATCCACGACTTAAGTTCTATAAGGTCATTCACGCGCCAACGAGCAGCTAATATCTGTACTTTTAGGGATTTCTCAGAAGTTTCAGGATTCATTGTTAATTGATTGATGTTTTGGGCTAGTTGGATTTTTTCATCAATTCCATCGAGCAAAGTTCTTAGTAGGTTAATCTCTTCTTTGGCTGCAATCCTCTCCTTACTCTCTTTAGTTTTCCGTTCTTCTGGGATATCCAAAGAAAACCCGCTGTTTGGGATTAAATCGTTATTCATATTGCTCCTCACTATCGGCTATGCCGTTATTGTTTTGGTCTACATCAATAACCAACTCTTCAGGGTCATCCACACCTGATTTGTTGATCATTCGCTTTAATAACTGGTCTTTGCGGATAATCTGTCCTAACTCAGGGTCGGATTGAGCCAACTCTAAGATTCCCTTTAAGTTCTCCATAGATTGCTCGTCATCTTTAAGCTTTGAGGTAGAAGCATCAACTTTGAACTTGAATCCTTTTAGTTTCTTGTTGTAGTCAACAACAGCCGTATCTTTGTCAAACCCAGGGTCTTCAAGTTTTCGGCGTTTAATATATTCTTGAGTGAGTTCAACATCTTTTTCGCCTTCAGACAGAGCAAAATGAACATTAAGCATAGTCTCACAGACATCACCAAACCATCCCTCGAATTGTTTGCGAAGATGATTATCACTTATACCAGTGCGCTCCTGTTGCGCCTTTACTCCGCTATCTGTCTTTGAGAATCCAGGATTTCCGACTTCAGCAGAAACACTTGTATCGTTTGAGTTGTTCAAGTTTAGGATTTGGCTCTTAATTAAACCGTAATTATTTGAGAAGTTGTTTGTTGCATTAGTCGAGATATTTGCAGGCGAGATGCTTGCGTTCTGGTCTGCGCCTAAGTCCCAGATAGCGTTTACTTTGAATCGTATAGTTGAAGTATCAAATGAGCCTCGTTTAATTAGTGGTGGGTTAAGACCCAGGGCTTGAGCGTATTGGTACATTTGCATTTCTGAATCGAGCATATTCTGAAGCCCTGCTACAAGTTCGACTGCGCCACGACCAATTGGATTGGACATATCCATATCGTGGTATATAAAGTGGATTGGAATAATGCCTCTCGGGTCTGGATTTACAGTTGAGTAGACTACTTCGTTATTGTCTGGACTATACCCGTAAAAAGTAGCTCCTACGCCCTGTTGAAATGCAAATATAATCTGTATACCGCCAGTCTCAAGACTCTTCTCTCGCTCGGCTGGTGTTTTGCTTTCGTCTGTTTTCTCTTTCGCTTCTAGCTGAGTGAGTTTATCCAGTCGCCAACCGCTCTTTATGCCGTGTTTGGCTAATTGTTTTTCGCGATAAATTAGATATTTAATATCACTTGGCTGGTACCAAGCTCGTAAGAAAATAACATTACAGTCTTTGTCATAGACTTTACCAGCCTCTAAAATAACGTCTTTGATGTAAGGCCAAAATAATTTCCGTGTTGCGTATAGAAACAGTAAGCTGGCTGAGAACCGTACGTCATAGCTTTGCTTAAAGCTCCCCAGGATTTCTGAATAACGCTTCCCGTAGTATTCGCGTTTGGTAAGATTTCTTCAGTTAAGACCAAATTAGCGATATCTGCTAGGTCTTTATCTTTGTCTAAACTAGTAACTAGTCCAGTCGGCAATTGCTGAATGACGCTTTTAGGGCGTGATTGAACATAGCTAGCTGTAGTTCCGTCCGTAACTGTAGGTAAGCCCTCTGGTATGTTTGGCTTAGGTTTATTTAGAGCGATACGCTCAAGCTCATCAATGCTAGATAGAACTGCCTTGTACTTCTGCAAACTTTCATCGTACGCGTCGCCGATGTTAGATTCGTCTATATAAGAAAAAGCCACTGGTTTCCCCCAACGTAAAAATTACTGTTACGTAATCATCACGCTGGGCTTGTTCCCAGTAGCTTGTTACACGTCTATAATATCACATTTGAATAAAAACGTCTATAGTCGTGAGTTTTTATCTAAAATAGTCTTTTTGACTAGCTGAGGTAGACCTGTCTTTTTGTCTATTCTCACGCTTAAAGATATATCCAAACACTCACCGTCCTCTGCCTGTTTTATTAAATCCTCAAACTCTTGTCTGACTTCTGTAAAGGTCGATACTTTCGATGAGATTGTAAACGAACGGATACTTTGAGCCGTCATATAATCTCTTATTTTTCGAACTTCTTCCACTTCCACACCCTCCATAGTGTATTTATTTCTTACCTCGCCGAACCTTAACTCCATAATGCAGATAACTCCCCTGAAGATTGAACGGTCGGTCTTATTTCATACTTAGGCTTTAATATACTTGATAGCTTATATCTCACAGCGTCTAGTGCGTGATCGAATCCACCTTCTGGTATGTTTATGGTCTTGCCGTCTTTGTCTGTCTGCCATAAATAATTTCTATATTCTTTAATCAAATTAACACTTCGCTTAGTCATTGAGATACTCTGCTCTTGCACATAGCCAATCCCCTGCAGAATAGAGCCACTGCCTTTTTTCGCTGCAACAACAGACAATCCGTACATCTGAAGTTCATCGATAGACTTCGGCTCTGCTGAATCTGCTACAATCACACCAAAATCTAAGTTATTCATAAATGAGGCGATTTGCTGATTGCTCATACCTTTTCTGTAAAGAACCTCATCTAAGACATATCCGCCGTTATAGTAGTAGACTGCGACTACTGCTGTAGGGTCGTTTGAATATCCAAAATCCAATCCATAACCCTCTAAACGGGCTTCGTGAGGTATTTCGTCTATAATCTTCCAGCCTTTGTATATTCTGCCCTCGACTTCACCTAATTGACCCAATCCGTAAACAGTCCACCAGTTTTTGTTTGATTTGTGAGCCTCGATGTCTTTTACGATTGTTTCAGGCAGACCTTCATTATCTTTATAAGTAACAGTAATCATTTCCACGTCATCACGTGTATTTAATAAGTCATAGAACCAGAACTCATTTGTCGGGTTCCAGTCTAACCAAATCTCTAATCTAGTACGCACTGCTAATTGGTCAAATGATTCATAGGCTACGTTGTTGCACTCGTTTATAAATAATCGGTCGCGACGTGGACCACGCACCTTACTAGGTTGGTCGGCGCTGAAAAACTCTATCTTTGAACCTGTTTCAAATGTATAAATAGAGTCTGTAGCGTTCCAAGCTGATTCTTTCCAGTAGCCGTGTTCCTGCATAATATTCTTAAAATCACGCATAGCACCTCTTTTAAGATGCGGAAATGATTCAGACACGACACTTGTTAAAGTAGGTTTCTTATCTTTTTGAGCTTTGCTAATAAGTATTTGAAGGATAGATATAGTCTTACCCGCAGAAGTTCCACCACAAACACCACGGATACGTTTTGTCATTTTAGCAAGCTTCTTTGTTGAACTGGTCAAGACGAACATTATTGTTCGCCCTCCACCAAATCACCAAGAATAGGCTTTGGTAGTTTAACGTGTAATTCTTTCTTTTCGGTTATTCGCTGTTTGAGTTTATTGTACTCTCGAATCGCTGCCATCTTAGCTTTGAAGTCTGCGTCTTGTGTGATGAGTTTCTCCATCTGTTTATCGACATACTGATCGTTCAATCCACCAGCTTCAAATAGCTCGTCTATCCTCTTAAGAATGTTACGTTTTGTCAAGAGTTCAGAAGCCCTTGTCCGTGCGGCATTATACCAATTAGGTTTTGACCGATCAGGTTCATAAGCTTCTATATAACTTTGGACACCATTACCGAAAAACTCTCTATCACTAGCATATAGTCGACAGAACTTTTCTTGCCTTGGATTCAGTCTTCTTAGCTTTTTATCCATATCCACCTCATTTTCAAAATACATAAGAACGTTTAACTTCAGAGTTGCGTTCTCTCAACTCACATACTGTACTTATATTATAACATAAAATTATTCAACAAACTCTCTCTTATTTAATTCTTACTTTTTTAGAGATTTTCTTCATATGCTATCTACACGCTAATATTCCGTCCTTTCTCTCGTATACGTACTGTAGAAGTCCCTTTGCGTTCTCGTCAATAGATTCAACGAGGGCTTCTATACAGACGGACTTGTAGCCATTATAAAGTTCCATAAAAGATTCATCAATTGGGTGTTCTGCTCCTTT